ACTGGTCCAAAGCATTTGCAACCGTGATAGCGGCAGCACCTGCAGGTACAGCAGCACCGTTAGCAGCAGTAATTTCAGCTACTAATGAAGTACCAACGAAATCTTCGATGTTCTTAGAAACACCGTCCATGTAATACTGTCCAATTTCAGCTTCGAATGGTAACATTTCGTTACCAGCTTCACCTGGATTCATTTGCTGAGCCATCCAGTACGAACGTAATTCTACTGGACAAGCTTCTTGCTTGATTTGACGATCTCCAACTGTTATTGGTAGTTGATCGAATACTAAATTCCCTGAAGCTGTGAATCCACAAGCTCTAGCTGCGTCAGCAAAATCAGCTGAGAATAAGTTAATTGATGAAGTACCTTCTGATACTCCACTTCTTACAGATACATGTTGTAATGCGTCTGTGTTTAAAATTGCGGTAGCGATAAGGTCAGTATTTTCCTGAGTCCATGCGCTTAATCCTGTTAAATCTAATGCCATGATAAATTGGTTGTTTTTTTAATTATTTTTTTGAATTTCTAATTTGTGCTAATCTTTCAAGTCTTGCCATTGCAACAACTTCTTTAGCTGCAGATTGTTCTGCAAATGTTCTTTTAATAGGTTTTGCAGCAGGTTCGTCGCTAAATTCAGAGAACTTAGATTTAAGAGCTACTACTTCTTCTTTTAAGGTTGCAATTTCTTCAGTGAAAGGAGCAATGATATCAGCGATACCAGCTAAAAGTTCTTCAGTTGCAGGAACTAATTCCTCTTCTACTGGTACTTCTACGCTTACTTCTTCTAAAGCTTCTTCTACTACTTCTTCCTCAACAACTTCATCAGTTGCTGGTTCTTCAATAGCTTCAATAGCTCCATTTTCACCTACAGTAATTAGTAAACCTTCAGTCGTTTCATGCATTCCCGCTGGCGCTGGAGTTAGCGTTCCGTCTTCAGCAACAACAGATAATGTAGAACCTACTTCTAGTTCTCCTTCTGTTTGTACTTTAGTCGAATCAACTAATTCAGCTTCAGCAAACTTACGCTTAACAACTTCCATTGTGTCTTTAGATAACATTACTTTTATCTTAGACATTAGTTCAGTTACGTTCATATGTTAAAGTGTTTTTTGATTCTGTTGGTTTATCCAACATATATATAAATATAGGAAAGTGAATTATTGACAAAAACGTGAAACATTCTGTCTTTAGTGACTATAATATACGATAGATAAATTAATTTTAACCCGAGGAATATTGCACCTCATAAATAAAAATATCTATTTTTATAACCTAGTCATGAAAGGGGTAGTTGTAGCTATCCCTTTCTTTTTCTTTTGATTTCGATTATTCTAACAATATTAAAAACGATACCAGTTACTAGAAGTAGTAAAGTTAACCACTCACTTACCCCCATAATTACTGACCCTGTTCCCATAATTGTTACTGTATTTGCTATTGTATCTTTTGCTTCGCCTATCATTATACTAGTTTTTCTAAAAAGCTACCTTCTACAGAATATCCCGAAAGTTCTCCACTTTTTATTTTATTCCAAGTTTCTTTGTTATTTACTCTCATACTTACCATCCAAGTTTTAGCAGGAACATCAAATCCCATTGCTGTAGATTTATCCATAGCGGGGTCTTCGACAATCCATGATTCAAGAAGTGTGTTCTCTTGCACTAGGTCTCCGTTATGATTAATATCAGTATTGTTATGATTAGAGTTAGCGAAGAACTTCTCAGCAATCTTCTCTATTGTCTCTTCACTAAAGAATACATGAAATGGATTACCTTGCTCGTCTTTACGTAAAATATACTGAGATGGTACCATACTTGGCCCAGTTATGATTTGTTTATCATCTGCACTAAATGCCCAATAGTTATTAGAAATAGATGCAACGCTTCCAGCGTCTCCACTAGCTCTTCCTTCATCTACAAATACTGCACGACCATTAGTTCCTTTAAATACTCTTACTTGACTCCACCAGTGATTACAGTTTTTCCCACCTTTAAAATCAAATATTGAATAAGCACCATGACCTCCACGAAATCCAGTATCAATGCTAGTACTCATTTGCTCAATTTCTTCTTTAGTGTATACTTTATTAGCTCTTAGCATTGCTTTGCAAAAATTACGTTCTGCACTTGGGCCACTGTATCTATATTTAACTACTCCTTCGTCTTCTTCATTGACTCCACTAGTTGATAAGATATCTAATCCAACAAGTCCTTTTAAGTAGGAACCAATAGTACTAAATTGTTCTTTAGAAACATCAATAGTAACAGTGTTCTCAGGATCATAGGATTCACCGAATTCATCACTATACATTAGTTTGAGTATTTCATCAGATATTAAATCAAAGTCATCCTCTTGATCACTGAATGCTTGCCATCCTACTTGAATGGCTGGGTTATCTACTAACGATAAAATCTCAACACCTAAGTCGTCAAATTCTTCGTTGTCCCAATCTATTAAAAGTTCTACTATCTTATTCATATTATAATCGTGCTAAATCGTTTATTTTCTGATCTGCTTCTTGTTGTCCAGTCATTTCGCTAGATACTACATAAGCTTTTATAACATTACCAGTTGATCCTTGTTGATTTCCTAGTGTTATTTGGTTATCTCCACCTTGTCCACCAGCTGCTGCAGCGTCTAGAGCTGCTGTCGGATCAAATGTAGGGAATGCTGGCATTGAAGGTACTGCACCTCCACCACCTCCACCACTTCCGCCTTTACGGGTTGGTAGTTTTGTTGATATAATCTTCTTAACTGACATGATTCCGGAAGCTACAGCGATTGCGGCAGCAATTCCTTTAATAATTGGACCACCAGGTGTGTCAGCGTAAGCACTGGCTGCTCCTTTATAAGTAGATATAGTAGTGGCTGCAACCGCGGCTGCTTTACCAGCTGCACTTTCTTCACCAGCGATCTGAGCTATAGTATCTAATGCACTAACCGCAACATTTGCAGAAGAATCTGCTACTTGTTTTGCTAAATCTTTTTCATAATCTGCTTTATCTTTAGCAGCTTGTTTAGCATCTTTGACTCTTTGTGCATCTTCAGCAGCATGTTTGTCTTTGATTGCTTTAATCTTTTGCGCTTGACTTGCTTCTAGTTCTGTTGTAGATAAACCTGCAGCTTCTGCTTTAAGTTTTAGTTCTTCATAATGTAGATCTAAGTCTTCAAGTTCTTTAGCTCTAAGTTCTGCTTCTGTATTTGCTTCTGCTTCTCTAATTTGGGCTTTAAGATCTGCAAGTTCTTGTGCATCTTGCTTGTCTTTATCTAATTTCTCTTGATCTAATCTGTCTTGTTCTGCTTTATCATCTGCAGCTTGTTTCTTTTTCTCTTCTCTATCTTGTAGAATAAAACCATCTCTTTTATTTTTAAGAGCTGCTAATTGTTTTTCAGTTTCTTTAATAGTTTCATCACCTTGCGTTTTAACCTCTTCAGGATCAAATATCATATCAGCAATACCGCCAGTAAAATCATCTGCTAAATTAGTTGCTATATCAATACCTGGTATATATGAAAGAGCTTTAGTTAATGCATCTACAGTTCCTAATAACAGTGTAATAGGAAGTGTTAAGAATGCAATAACACCTTGAGCAATTTTATTATTACGTTCTGCTGCTGCTACTTGTGATTTCTTTTGTTCTTCTTGAAGTAGTAATTGAGCTTCCATCGTTCTAATAACTTCTTCAGTCTGATCGATCTTTAACTGTCTTATTTCTGATTCAGTTTTACCTGCAAGTTTTAAAGAGTTTTCTTGAGCACTAATTGCATCTAGTGCTTCTTCTTGAGCCTTTACAGTTTCTTTAACAGTATCTAATTGCTTCTTAGATTCAGAACTAACTCCATTTACAAAGCCAGCAATCTGGTCCCAGTATGCTACCAGAAGCCCAACACCAACGATAATAGCTCCAATACCTGTAGCGATAAGAGCTGTTTTCATTCCATTAGCTCCTTTGATACCAGCTTTGAACGAGGTGACAAAGGCTTTACCCATTTTGCCAATACCACTAATTACATTCTTAAACCTACTTGCAAGTCCTCCAGTGGCTTCGTCTAGAACAGCCATAGCTCCTTCACCAGCTTCTCCAGCATCTACTGTTTCTTTTCCAAGATCTTTTGCAGAATCAGCAGCTTCGTCTAGAGATGCTTCTGTTTTCTTTGCTTGTTTATCTACGCCTTTTAAAGCTGTTGAAAGGTCATCAACCGATGCTACTGATTTCTCAATACCATCGATTTCAAACTCTATTTTTACTTTTTCCTGTGCCATATACTATTAAATATAGATTATTTAGTTATTGAATTAATTAAAAGCAAGGTTCTAAGTCTACTAAAGTACCTCCTTCTCCAATTTGCGGTGCTGGATCCATTTTAACACAATCTGTAAATGAAGCTCCTGGTAAGAGGGTTCCAGTAAATGGTAAACCACTACAATTTGTATAGGTATAACCAACTGTTCCAGAACTATCATTTGAGAATAGATATTTTCTACAAATACTTTGAGATGTTTCACAATCTTGACAATCAATATAAGATTGAGACACTATATGTGTTGCTTCATTTTCAGTAGGTGCAACTACTTCGTAACATTTAAATGATAGTGTAGTTGTATATGCAGATCCTTGTGGGATATCTCCAGGTCCAAGATCCATTACAATATTTCTTCCAACATTATCACATGGTGTTAATTCCCAGTTATTAGTTGGTGGTGTAATTCCTTGACAGCTTTCACAATCTACCCAGTATTGAGTTATTGTATAATCTGGTAAACCTTGAGTTTCATATACTGGAGAGTAACATCCAGGTAAATCTTGACCGTTTGCAATATCATTAAGTGTTACTATATC